TACGAATAAGGAAATCGCCGAGAAGACGGGGGTTGTTCCTCAAACGGTTTGTGAGGTTCTCAAACAACCCTGGGCAAGAATCCGCCTTCGTCAAGAGTTGGAACAAGCCGGTCGCGATGCTCTTCACGGACTCTTAGCGAGTCAGGCGGAAGACTCTGTTTGGACCCTTATCGAAGTCCGTGACGATAAGTCCGCGCTCGACCGAGACCGTATCACGGCAGCGGACAAACTCCTCGACCGTTACCTTGGCAAGCCCAATCAACCTATAACCCACGCTTCCACAGTAGACGCTTCCTCCGTCGGGGACGATGAGCTTTTAAAGATTGTCCGTCAAAAGGACGGAACAACAATGGTTTCAACTTAATATGCCAGAGAAAACCGAAAAGAAGGTGGCGTCCATCGAAGGGTTACGTAGGGAACTAAACGACGTAATCATCCGTTGGGAGAAGGAGTCCGACCTTAGTTTTGGTGAAACCCTAGGGGCTATTGAAATGGTAAAGGTTGACCTAGTAAATCTTTGGAATAAGTTATGAGTCTCTCCCAACAATCCGCAGCGAAGGAACTTCTTTATCGAAGGGAAGTTCGTCGGGACATGAACGCATGGGCAAGGCATTGTGGGTTTGAACCTGCCCTTCACCATAAGGTTATAACAAACGTTATACAACGTGCGATACGCCGGGAGGTTAGAAAAGTTGCAATCTTCATGCCACCTGGGAGCGCGAAAAGTACTTACAGTTCAATTCTTTCCGAGCCATTTTATTTGTCAAACTGTCCGCAAGACGTTATTCTTCTTTGCTCACATTCAAAAGACTTGGCCCAAAAATTTGGTCGTGACTGCCGCAACCTCATAGATACCCATGAAAACATCCTTGGTTACTCGCTCTCCAAAGACTCTCAAGCCGCTGATGAATGGGCTACGAATAAAGGTGGGGGCTTCTTCTGTGCCGGTGTCGGCGGCCGTATATCTGGCCGTCGCGCTGACCTTGCAATTATTGACGACCCTATTGGTAGCCGTGAGGATGCTGAGTCTCAAACCATTCGTGATTCCCATTGGGCTTGTATCTTAATGACTTTAAACCTCGCCTCAAGCCTAATGCTGTTGTGTTTCTTATTCAAACAAGGTTCCATGAAGACGACCTCGCAGGACGAATCTTGGCCAAGGAAAAAGGGTGGGAGGTTATAAACATCCCAATGGAAGCAGGGGACAACGATGTGCTAGGCCGTCAACGTGGCGAACGTCTCTGGCCTGAATGGTTTACAGAAGAAATGGTTGAAGACGCCAAGACGGACAATCGCGTTTGGTCTTCACTCTACCAACAAAACCCCACGCCGGAGACTGGCGTCTTCTTCGACGGTGACGCAATAAAGCATTGCGAGGTTACAAACCGTGACGATTACCCTACAGAGTTAATGATGTATGTTGGTTCCGACCACGCCGTGAGCGAGAAGCAAGACGCGGACTTTTCTGTTATCCTTCCTTGTGGTATGGACGCGAAGGGTGTCCTTTGGGTCTTACCTGACATCTTCTGGAAGCGGGTTGATACCAAAGTAATAGTGGATGAAATGATAAACACCGCAAGACGCAGAGAGCCTTTAATGTGGTTTGCCGATAATGCCCACATTGAAAAAGCAATCGGCCCGTTCCTAGAAGACCGTAAGCGTGAGGAAATGGTCTACTTCGCTATGCACGAACTTCCTTCTTTTAAAAGTAAGCGGGCCAAGGCTCAAACCCTTCAAGGAATGATTAAGTCACATCGTTTGAGGTTTCCTGCCTTCTGCACGTCATGGTGGCCAAAAATGAAGGATGAGCTTTTAAAGTTTGACAACGGCACGCATGACGACACGGTAGACGCCCTCGCAAATGTTTGTCGTGGGTTGCAAAGTCTCCGTCGAGTATCCGGCCCACCGCCAAAGGAGAAGCAGGTCAAACCGTTCACGGTTGCTTGGCTTAAAGACTTCGAGAGAAGGAAGAAGGAACAAGAGTTAATCGCGGATAATAATTAAAAAGGTGCAAACCGCAGACGAACTTGAAATAGACGACGTAGAGAAAGCCGCCGTCACAAAATGGCTTCAAGAGATTGAAGCTGCGAAGTCGCACTGGGAAAAGGACTTCAAGCGTATGCGGAAGTGTATGCAGTTCGTTTCCGGTATGCAGTGGGAAGGACAGACCGACCTTGCTGGGGATAAGTATGTAGCAAACATCTGTCTGCAAGAAGTGGAGTCTAAGGTGGCTTCTTTGTATGCGAAGAACCCAAAGGTCACGTATCAAACCCGTGACCGTTTGAACTATCAACTCTGGGATGGACGGCTTGAAACTCTTGCTGTTTCCATCATGCAAGCGTCCGGTATGGGAAATATCGAGTCCAAGGCGGTGATTCTCGACTACCTCAACGGCAACCGTATCAAGGAGTTGCTTGAGAAGGTTGGTAAGACTTTGGAGATTCTTTATCAATACTACTGCGACAGTCTCCAACCCGACTTCAAAAAGCAAATGAAGCAGATGGTTCGTCGGTGTATTATCACCGGTGTTGGGTATGTGAAGATGACGTTTATCCGTGACATACACGGAGAGGATGCTTTGCAAACCTCTGAAGGGAAGTCTACTCTTGTCCAGCGCGTCAAGCTTTTGCAGTCTTTGATACAGCAACTTTCAGAAGGTGACATCGACGACACGAGTCCGAAGATGCAACAAATTCGCACTTTAATGGAAGGTATCAATAGTCCCCAAACCCAATCCTACGCCCAGACTGACCTCGGCGAGCGTTTGAACTTCGACTTCCCTCGTTCCACTTCGATTATACCTTCTAAGGATTGCACGTGCCTGCCGGGTTTCATTGGCTGTGACTGGGTCGCGGAGGAACATTGTATTACAATGGACCGTCTCAACGCCTTCTTTGGGACTAATATCTCTGTTTCTCAGTTAGATTCGTGGATAGGGGAGTCGGGTGAGTATGTGGAATTAAAATCTTTCGACATTAAAAACGCCTCCGGGATGCCGACCAATCCAAAGGTGTGTGTTTATGAAGTCTTCGACAAGATTACCAAAACCTCTTTCTACGTGGTCAAAGGCTGGCCGGGGTTCTTACAAAAACCCGACCTTGTCGACCCTTGCACAAAAAACTTCTATCCTTGGTTCTCTTTAACCTTCAACTCTGTAGAGGCAGATGACGAGGCGAAGGTTTCTCCCTTCCCACCGTCGGATGTGGAGTTGATGCGTCATCCACAGATGGCGATTAATTCGGCCCGACATGAATTGGAACGTCATCGTAGAGCCAAGCGTCCAAGGACGATGGTGCCTAAGGGGACGTTCACGGAAAACGACAAGGTCTCGTTACAAACCGCCCCCTCGAACGCTATCATCGAAATAGAATCAGCGGCGGCATTAGGTGACCTCACCAAGGTCGCACAGCCCTTCCCCACCGTTCCTATCGACCCCCCTGTCTACGACACGTCTCCGCAATTCACGGACGTTCTTATGACCACGGGTCAAACACAAGGGGACTTCGGTATTCAACAAGGCCATAAGAAAGGTGAGACTGCCACGGCTGCGTCCATCGCGGAGCAGTCGAAACAGTCCAAGTCACAGTCAAATGTAGACGACCTTGATGGTTTGTTGTCCGACCTCGCTGAGAATGGTGGGGAGCTTCTTTTGTATGAGACGACCCCGCAGACGGTTTTGAGAGTTGTTGGTCCGGGCGCGGTGTGGCCCTTAACTAACCGGCAGGACTTTATCAATTACATCTATCTTGAACCAGAGGCCGCCTCAAGTGGTCGTCCTAATCAAGCATTGGATGTGGCTAAGTTTAAAGAACTCATGCCCATTCTACAGGCGGCAGGCGCGAATCCGAACTGGATTGTTCGCGAGGGTATACGAATCTATGACGCTCGCATAGACCCCGCCGAGGCATTTCCTCTTGTCCCACCGCAGAATGTACGTCCAGCCGACCCGTTCGGTGCGCCGCCGCAACCGATGGGACAAGATGGAAAACCTCAGCAGCAAGGAAACGGTCAAGGTCAATCACAGCAACAACCACAGCAACAACCATCGCAGCCACAGGGTCCCCGCTTGACCAACGGGGCACCGATGTCTCCAATGGTGCAAAGGAATTAAAAGTATGATTATCAAAAGATTTCCAGACGGAGCCGATGGTGGTTCCGCTGCAGACGCTAATAACACCGGCAAGAACGAACCTACATCGTCTCTCGACGTAGCTCTCGCCGTGGCAGCCGCGACGTCTGGCGGTGAAGGAGAGGGAGCCTCTCTCCAAGACAAAAAGGCCGAAGGCGAAGAAGGTGCGGTTACAAAAAATAACGGTACTGAAGCCATCAAAGAGGACAAGGGTGAGGAGTCGCCCAAGTCTCAAGAGAATGAACCTGTCGAAGACAAACCCGAAGGAGAGACTGAAGGTGACGGACAGGACGAGCAAGAGGACGGGAAAGATGATGGTGAGGAAAAGGAACAGACGGAGGAAGATAAGACGAAAGAGGCGGAAGAAGCCAAGCGTCTTGATAAGAATCCAAGGTTCCAAGAACTCACGAAGAAGGTTCAGGAACTCGAACCCTTAGCCAACCGGATGCGGAATGTTGAGAAGTGGATGAAGGATAATGGGGTGAGTGCCGATGAGGCGTCTCAGGCTCTTAACCTCGTTACGCTACTCAAAAACCCCGCCCGTGCGGACGAAGCATTCAAGGTTCTCGAACCAATCATCCAAGGTTTGCAAGCGGCAAGAGGGGAAGTGTTACCTATCGACCTACAAAAACAGGTTGACGATGGTAATGTTTCGTTGCCTCTCGCAAAGGAACTTGCAAAGGCTCGTGCCCAAAAGGTGATGAATGAGCAAACTCAGCAATCTCAAGGGCAGCAACAGTTTGCGACACGTTGTGCACAAGCCGTTACCTCGTGGGAGGAAGCTACGAAGAAAACCGACCCGGATTTTCAACGTAAGCTCCCCTTCATGATTGACGCGTTGAAGGCACGGGTGCTTGCAAACCCGCGGGCTACACCGGAGCAAAGGGTGCAATTCTGTGTAGAGATACACAAAGAAATCACCGAACGCTTAGGTGAGTTCATCCCCAAGCCGAAGGCTCGTAAGACTCTTGGAACCCAAAACGGCACTCAAGCAAGAACACAAAAGGAACCCAAATCTACCCTCGACGTAGCGTTGGACATCGCTCGGCGCACTCCGTTGGATGATTAAGGTTCTGCAAGAAAGTTTAAAAACAAATGGCAACACTCGGTTTATCAGTAGCAAACGACATTGCGAAC